GGCACATTAAAGCAGAATGAGACGTATTGCAGCAAAGAGAGTACCTTGGAGAAATGGGGAGACGAGCCCCGCCAGGGAGAACGTCACGACTTGATTGGTTTCAAGAGGAAGCTAGAGGAAGGACTCCAACCTGAGGTAGTAGCCGAGGAAGAAGGTCACTTTGGGGCCTACGTTAAACATCATCGTGGTTTCGAGAAGTATGCGCATCATTTGCGTGCAAAGAAGGTGCGCGTAGATCGTACAATGCCCAAGGTATACATACGCATTGGAGGCACCCGAAGTGGCAAGACGAAGTGGCTCGATGACACCTTCGGACTCGATGGATGGGCAAGGATGCCTCCACCCACCAGTTCTTGGTGGATCACACCAACAGTATCTTACAGCGATAATGTTCTTATTGACGATGTTGGTCCTACTAAAATTCCGCCGATTGAGGAGCTACTTGAGTGGACCGATCGGTATCCTGTGGAGTTTAATTCGAAGGGTGGAAACCTCTGGTGGAAGCCCAAGAACATTGTCATCACCTCCAACTACGAGATCCTCGAGTGGTGGAAGAATCCCGACTCAAGACACTATGATGCCTTGATGGAACGTATTTTTCGCATCGATCACATATATAAAGACCGGTCTTTGAACCGTGTCGAGTACCCAAACGGTGGCGATGCCGGCCATGAAGAGGAAGACCAAGAGTGTGATCAAGAAGAAGGGTCCGTACAAGAAGAAGAAGACGAACACCCTGAAGAATCAGATTCAGAAGGCACTGAGTCGGACGATTGAGAGCAAGGAATCCGTGTCAACATCGACAGATGGAGATCAGATTGCACACAATAACTTCATCACGCTCGATGCAGCACTGCTTCAAACCACTCAAGGACTCACAGATCCGTCGAGTGCAAACACATTCAATCGAATCGGAGATGAGATCAACCTGCAAAGTGTGAACCTCAGGATGATGATTGAGCTCAACGAGCGATACAGCGATGTGACCTTCAGGCTGATGGTCATCAAGAGCGCCAAAGGAGATAGCCCTACAGGAGCTTCACTTTGGAAAGGACAGTCAGGCAACAAGATGCTCGATACCATCGACACCGAGAGGTACACAGTGATCAAGCAGAAATGGTTCAAGATCACGGCAGCTAACTCATCCACCATCGGAGCCAACATTGGAGGCATCTCATCCGGCATCAACAGTCAGAATGCAGGAGAAGTGACTCTTTCAAGGGCTACGAAGATCGTGAAACTTGCAATCCCAGGCAAGAAGTTCGGCAAGAGCGGCAAGATCATCTACGAAAACGGATCGTCACAGGTCAAGTTTTTCGATTACAGGGTCATGCTCTTTGCCTACAGCAACTGGTCGACATCGGATGGACTTGGGTACAATGTAGGTAGAGTCAACGACTACGTCAAGATCATGAAGTACAAGGACGCCTAGGTGCCGCAGGCTTCGTGAGGGACTCAGACCTTGGTGCAAATCCATACGTCCCAACTTTAGATTGTAGTCATAAATTTCCGTTTTTCATTAAAAACCGTTAAAGCCCCCTTTTTCAAATTTTGCCAAATTTTGTGAGTTGACTAATTTTTTCTATATAAGCCAACGATGGAAGTGGGAGGGTCTAGTATTACCCCTCCCACTTCTGAACCACGCGAACCAAAATGACAGAGTCTGATTCTGAGTTCGATGTAACCAAGACACAAAGTCGCAAATGGGTTGCCACGCTCTGGTGGAAACACGCACGGGTGGAACTTAAAGGGCTATTTAAGGATCTCACCGATACCGGCAGGGTCCGGTTCATTGCCGCAGGGGCTGAAACATGCCCCACAACCGGCGAAAAGCACTATCAGACCTATGTGGTCTTCGACAAGCCGACCAGATTTTCTTACATTGTGAGAATTTTCGGAAAGAAGATGCATTATGCACCTATGTATGGCACATTAAAGCAGAATGAGACGTATTGCAGCAAAGAGAGTACCTTGGAGAAATGGGGAGACGAGCCCCGCCAGGGAGAACGTCACGACTTGATTGGTTTCAAGAGGAAGCTAGAGGAAGGACTCC